ACTCAGGATCTCGTTGTACGCCTGGGCGATCGACGTCTGTTGCTCCAGTGTGACGACGATGCGTCCGCGCGTCCGCGGTTCGACGTAGCGTTGATACTTCTCCCACGATCCGACGCAACAGCCGTACGCGACTACCACGGCCGCCATCCCCACTTGTGCGCGAACGTCTGGCCGTCGCGTCCGGCCTGCTCGGCCAACTCCCCGTGCGTCGTCGAGTTGGCGCACGTGTTCTTCGTCGTGTAACCGGGTAGTAGCAGCACGCCTCCGGCGGAGCAGGCCTGCCAGTCGAAGTCCGTATCGCCCCACCACCAGCGCAGCGATTCGTCGGCGCGTAGTCCGCGCTCGCCGCGGACGACGAACGCCCACGGGCACATGCGCGTCTGGATGTTGCCGTCGGGCTGGGTCTTAAGCAGCGCCCCGTGAAGCGTTCCGTACGGATCGGTGCAGGCCACGACGGCTGATTCCACCTGACGCAGGCCCGACGTGACGTAGTCGAGCCAGCCGTCGGGAAGCTCGGCGTCGTCGTTGAGAACGACGACGTCCCATGTAACCTCACGAAACGTCCGTGCCGTCATCTCGACTAGACCGAACCCGCGGTTCCACATTCGATACAGGTTCGGCGGCTGTTCCTCGTCACGCACGACGACGGTAGGCGCGTCGGTCTGCGTTCGTAGCCAGAGTTCGGATACCGGTGGATCCGACGCGTTGTCGATGATGATTATGTGGTCGCAGTTCTGCGCCTTGAGCGTACGTATCAGCGCGGTGAGCTGTTCGATCCGATTGTGTGTTGGGATCACCGCGTAGCGCGTGGTTTTAACACCGGTGGCCACGTGATTACTGTACTATTAACCGACGGGTGAGACGACGATGCGCCGCCGTCCGATGGTTCCGGTACCCGAGACAACGCGGTGATACAGCGCGACGTTGTAGATCTGTCGCGGCACTAGGCCGTCCACGATGTCCATGTCCGCCGTACGAACCGGCGTCGTCACGTCGGCGCGAACCTGCCGGTTGTCGTTGGCGGCCCACCCGGTGACGACCGAGCCCGAGCCGACGACGCTACCGGTGGCTACCTGCGGGCTTACGAGGCAGACCGTAGCGGTAGTGGAACCTTGGACCTCGGCCGACCAGTGAATCGTCACACGCCCGCTAGGTGGTGCTACGAACGCGACGCCACAGAACACCGCACCGACGGCTGTGTATGACGTGCTCGTCGTCGTAAAGACGACGCTGGAAAAGACGTTAACCGCGCGCGTCATCTGCTCGGCTATGATGTAGTTACCACTCGGTGGAATGCTGAGTACGGATACTCGCGCGCCGGTGGCGAGGTTGACACCGATGAGTGAGATCGCGGGAATTAAGGCCGTGTCGCCGTCGAGGATGACGTTAGGTATGTCCGCGTTGTTCGGATCCTGTACGCTGCCGAAGCTTAGTCCCCACCGGTCCGGATCTTGTCCCTGGGTGTGCGTGATGCGGATCGCCTCGGCGACGTCGTCGATCGACGGAGTTCTAGGTGACGTCATCGGTAGGTTCTCCTAAAGATGTGCTGCATCGGAGCGCCGTTCGTCAGCTGCATCGAGCGCGAGATCTCCAGCCAGTTGACGCCCTGCCAGCGAACGACGTCATACGAGTCGTAGCGCGGATCGGCGGCCGTCTGCAGCTGCAACTGCTCGACCAGCGTGTGCCGCAGACCTAGGCTGCGCGCGATCGCCGTCGCCTGCGCATTGGACTGAAGCTGCCGCGTATCGGTGCTCTGAATGACGAATCCACCTCGGTTGCGGATCGAGTGTGGCGCCGAATCAGGTATGTCGTAGATCCCCGCGACGGATTCGGCGTCGTCGCCGATCGCCGAACTGCCGTTGGAGATGACGACGAACCTGTTCGGCGCGTCCACCAGCGTATTGCTCGTGACGATCTCGCCGCGTATGACGCCGCCGTCCGTGTCGTAGTCCAGCGTCGGAACCACGTCCATCGGATCGAACGTCCGGACGAAGCGCATGACGCCGTCGTTGTCGAACCACGGGGACATGTAGTCGCCGTCGAGCGCGAGCTGTTCGCAGATCTGCCCGCGGTGCGTGCCGATTCCCCAGGACGAGACGTTGGCGTATACCGACGGTTCGACGTCGAACGTGATCGGCAGCGGGGTCAGCAGATCGGTGATCCCAAACTCGATGCTTCCCGGCGTGACGATGCCGATGCCGAAGCCCTCGGTGATCTCCTGGTCGACGATGTACATCTCGTCGTAGAAGCCGTCGATCGACCGGGTTCCGCCGGTCGACGGCAGCCGCTGGTCGGCATAGGGAACGTAGCGTCCCATTGGATACGACGCGCCCGCGACGATCATCTCGATCTGGAGGCGCGACGAGACGCTACTGAACAGCGCGGTATCGGCGACGCCGAGGTTGAGCCCGGTGATCTGACGCTTAATCATCCGTGCCGTATCGTGTGACAACTGCGGCGCCGGACTACGCACCGGGTTTACCTCGACCCGGTAGCCGGTGACGACGTCGACGATCGAGAACCTGAACGTCGTCGAGCGCTGCCCGACCGATCGCGGCAGGTCCAGGGTTGCGTTCACCTCCGCCGTTCGTAGCGTTCGCGCCCAGCGGCTCACGTCGCTACCCCTGGGTTGATCGGATCGGGAGTATCGGTCAGCTTCGTGATGTCGACACGTACGACGTAGACCTCGCGGTTCATGCGGACGGCGTCCTCGGGTACGCGCACGTTCGCGAACCAGCGGTTACCCAGCTCGTCGCGAACGCAGACGTAGCGCAGCGCCGCGTGCGCCAGGTCGCGCATGCCGATCGCGTCGGGTAGCGACGGCGGCGAGATCGCTCCCGCGTTAACCAAGATCAATCTTGAAAACTGTTCTCCTCCTCGTTCGGTTGGGAAGAACGCCGTGAAGTAGTCGCGGCCGTACATGCGCTGCAGCTGTACCTCGTCGGCCTCGGGCAGCGCGAACGCCTCGATTACCTCCGTGTCGAACGACATGGTGTACGCGACGTTCAGCGACGGCTGTCGGTTGCTAGAGAACATAAGCAGTGAGTTGCCGTCGCCGCTGATCGTGACGCCGCTTCCGGTGACGGTGATCGGGCCGCCGGTGATCCACGGCCCACAGAAGTCGAGCAGGTTACACGTCCTGATCCGGTAGTACGTCGCGACGCCGACGCGGGCCTCATAGTCGGCGAACCCAGTAACGGACGGCGTCGATGCCGACATGATCTGACGCCAAGCCCCGTCGACGGCGTCGTAGCGCTCCAGCTCGTACTGGCCGAATCCGGTTACCGGTAGGAATCCCTGCGCGGACCACGTTAGGTTGACGTAGCTCAGCGCCGTCGGCACGTTCGGGCTGGTGACGCCGCAGCGCTGCGCGTACGTCAGCGACTGGCTCGTTCGCGTCTGCGCGAACCCGGAGACGGGCATCGGATCCTGCGAGAAGATCAGCACGGCGTCGCCCAAGGTGTCCTCGGCCGCGCCCGAGACGCTGGGCGACAACCACGTCAGGTCGACCGTGTCGCCCTGCGGCGCGTAGTACGTCGCCTTGCCGATCGACTGCGTTCCGGCCGGGCTCGGCCCGGACGCCGCTAGGACCTGCCACTGGTTTCCGGCCAGCTCGCCCGCGGCGGTCCACTTCCAGTCGATGTCACCCGCCGTGGTTGCGAACGACGGCGCCGTCGCAAAGCGTAGGTTGACCTCGCGCCAGCCGTCGACGATCTCGGGTAGCGCGTCGAAGTCGGCGACCGAGATGCTCGCCGTAGACAACCCGGTCGCGACGTCGACGAGCGTCAGCGGAACCGTCGTCGCGCCGAAGCGACGCGCGTAGAACCGAACCTGCGGAAAGAGCGCGGCCGATCCGACGGGGTCGTCCTCGATCTCCTGGATCGGACTGGTCGATCCGTAGACGGGCGCGCCGTAAACCTGGCCGTACGCGTGAACCCCGGTGACGACGCCCGCCGCTGTGTGCAGCGTTATGTGCGTCAGTACGTCCGTGTCCTCCTGTGTAAACTCGTCGTCGACGACCAGCGTCTGGTCGAGCTCGACGCCGCGCTGCGTCGGTAGCTGGTACAACTCGCGGACGGCGTTGACCGACGGGGCACCGTCCAAGTTCGCAAAGTTAGAGTCGGTGTGAACGAGCGTAACGAGGTATTCGTTAGGAGTTAGCGACGCGCCGAGGTTAAAGCTGGTGTCGCGGAGCCTAACGAACTGTGGGCCCACCGTGTACGCGTCGTTGCTGTTCGGCGTTCCGTTGACGTACGCCGTACGACGGCCGCCGTACGCGAGCCGCGTCTCCTCACAGTACGTGACCTCCATGTCCATGAAGTACATACGCGCCGCGGTCGTCGCCAGGGTCAAGCTGTTCTGAAACGCGACACACATCCTCGTGGATGGACCCTCGGTAGCGCGGAACCGGCTGAGCTCCTGGTACCGCCACGGATAGACGTCGCGCTGCGTCCAGTTGGTCGCGGCGGCGTCCCAGAACGGGTTGACGTTCTTAAGACTGAACGAGTTGATGACCTCGTGTGGTTGGTTGAACTGGAAGGAGACGATCGGCGCTACCTCAGGCGTCCCGTAGAAGAACGTGTCGCTTAGATTCTTCGCGAATCCAACGTACATAAACACACCGCTCGCGATGGGCCCGGTGCTGGAGATCTCGCTCGGAATACCCTTCATCGAGTAGCGGATCTTCACGTCGAGGATGCGCTTGCCGAACAGCTGCTGCGAGTATCCGTCCATGTCGAACTGGAACGTGATGAAGTCGTTTCCTGAGAAGCCCGAGTTGTTAAATATGATCGCCTTGTCGTCGGACGGGTTGTTGAGCGCCTGGAACCCGTCGGTCGTTATGAACGATCCACCCGTGACGGCGATCGCCGATACGGGGATGTTCACCTTCTTGATGGGTCCGGTCAGCCTTGCCGTCGTCGCGGGGTAGACGGCGACCAGGTCGTTGACGCTACCGACGCGAAAGTCGGGTACCTGCGCGATGTAATACGCGCCACTAACCGGGGTCGTCGTGTGCTGCAGCCGAAAGATGTATCCGCGCTCCGCGCTGTCGTCCGGCAGGTAGTTCGCCTGCCGGATCGGCACCCACTCCTGACCGAGGATGTAGGGCGCGTGTGGGTTGTAGTTTCCCATTAGAACATCGCCTTCGCGGTCGCCTGCACGTCGGTGCGGTCAATGATGGACATTACTCCGCGTCCGACCGCCTGGCCGATGCCGCGTGCCTCGGACAGCGTCGGCTGCTGCCCGTTCAAGTTGATCACTATCGCGCCCGGCCCGAAGGTAGCGCCTCCTACCTCGGCGATCATCGCCTTGAGCTTCGACAGCGGTGAGACGATCTCGTCCTCGCGGCCCTCCCCGATGTTAGCCAGGATTCCGCCGGGACGCGCCCTGACGAGACCGCCCTCGGCGAGGTGAGGCATCGCTCCACCCAGGGCACCTACGGCTACCGCGTTTGAAACGGCCTTAATTGTGATGGTGATCGTCTTGTTGTTTACCCTGTTGATCTGACGCAGGACCTCGTCCGCCCACGCGTCGAAGTCGTCGGCCGCCTTCTGTAGCTTAGGACCGAGTCCCGGGATCCACCCAAACGCCGCGGCCGCCGCGTGAATTAAGATACCGAAGTGGTTGATGGCGAGCTCCGTCACGGCCACGCCAATGAGGTGTAGAAAGTCTATGAATTGACCGAAGACCTGCTGTGAGGAGATGAACAGTAGAAGCAGCGCTTCTAGGCTCGCTCCGAAGAGCTTGACGAGTACGACCAGCTCCTTGAGAGCCATCTGCCCGTCTTCGGTGTTCAAAAAGTCGTTTAGCTTGTTTGTCAGATCGGTAAGAGTTACGATCAGATCGTGCCCCGACTTCTCGGTGCCCGCGAACAGGGTGCCGAGGAATCCGGCCAGTGCCTTACCGAGCTGAAGCAGCTCCTTGGTGATCGTGAACGCGTCCTCGATGAACTTATCGAAGTCGCCGCTTTCGATACCCTCGTTAATGAATCGCGCAAACTTATCGAGGAATCTACCGAACGCCGCGCCGAGCCGCTCGACGAACGGCAGCGCCGCGACGACGGAGTTTGACATAGCCTCGAGGAATCGGACCAGCGGATCTGCTAGCGCGTTGATGATCCGACCGGTCGACGCGAACAACTTGTTGATCATGTCGACGCTTCGTGCCGAACCAAAGAACTTCAGCAGCTTTGCGACCAGGTTACCTAGCGCCGATGCGACGGTCGTCATTCCGCTCTTAAGCGGCGTCGCGAGCACCTTAGCCAACGTCGAGAACTGACCGATCAGCGGCTGGAAGAATCCCTGCTGAACCTGAAGTTGAATGTCCTTTAGGATCGGAATCAGCGCGGCCATCTCGACGGCGACGCTGCGCGCGGCGGGTGCCAGCTTCTTCAGCGCCTCGTTAATCTTTTCGGCATCGCCGCTCGCCAGCGCCGACAGCGCGTCGCCGAAGTTTTGGAACGCGACGACGGCCGGAATGATCGTTGCCGCGAGCACGGCGATGCCCGCGGGCAGCAGGCCGACGATGCCGAATAGGTCCTTCAGCGCGGCCGTAAGTGCGATGATCGGAGGAATGAGAAAGATGATCAGAGCCGCTAGCGGGTGACCGGCCGCGAACCCACCCAGCGAGCTAAAGAGCTGGCCAAGGTTGCGTCCGACGTCTCCCGCGACGTTGCCGAGGCGACGCAGCGCGTTCTCAACGGGAACGAAGAACCGGTTACGCAGCCGTCGTTCGGCGTTGCGGCCGTCCTCGTCGATGCCATCGAAGACGTCGTGAATCCGATTTTTGGTACGTCGGAAGTGGTCGTCGATCCTACTGAACACGTTGTCGAACGAGTCCTCAACGCGGTGCGCCGACGTCTTACTGTCGTCGGAGATACTTCGAAACGACTTATCCGCGACCACCGCGGTGTGTTCGAGCTCCTTGTCGATCGACTTCGTAGCGTCGTCGAACGACTTTTCGAGCTTCTTTACGTCGCTCTCGGTGATGTCCTTGAT